CACGGCCAGCCCGTTGCCGTCGACCTGATGCACGCCGTAGCGACCGCCACCGTCCGGCACTTCGCCCAGGTCGGCCGGCAACAACGACAGCACGAAATCATCGGTCGTGTAGCTGCCAGCCGAGTGGTCGAAAACAGCCGCCGCAGCCACCGCATAAACGGCTCCTGCCGGTGCCACGCCGATGGCGCGCGAAAGTGTTGGCGTAGAGACCGTCCCGGTGATCGTGTTGCCGGGCGTGCTATCTGACACATGCGCACCAGTAACGGTGAAGAAGCGCACCATCGCGCCGGCCACGCCATCGGCCCCGGAAGCGGTGAGCATGCACTGCACCGCTACCTGTTGACCCAGCTTCACCGCGATCCGGCGATTGTTGTACACCGCCGAGTCCGACGCCGCGCCCGTGCCCGTGCGCTTCGCCGACTGTGTCGCCGCGTCATAGGCCCAGCCGCCTTCGTAAGTCCAGCCCGCCGCGCCATCGGCGAACTGCGGGTTGATGACGTTCGGCGTGTTCGCGTTGGCGGTGTTCGCCGTGCCTTGCGCCGCGTCGGCTTTGGCCTTGGCCAGCGCATAAATCTTGTTCAGCAGCGCCTGCCGCGTCGTATAGACGGCCGTCCAGTTGCTGTCCCAGTCGGCGCGCACGAGCGCTGTGGTGCCGGTGACGTTGGTCCAGTTGTAGCCGGCGTCGAGCACGAAGACGTTGTTCTTGAGGTACGTCTTGAGCGCGCTGACTGCGCTGTCGTAGGCGGTTTTTTCTGTGGTGATCGCGTACGCCGACGCCTGCGCGGCGATGCCGGCTTGCTCGCCGGTGAGGGTCAGGTAGTCCTGCTTCGACAGCACCTTCTCCTGCGCCGTCAGCTTGCCGTCGCTGGCGATGTCGGTGAGCTGGTTGAGCGCGCTGGTGGCGTCGGCTTGGGCGTCACTGGCCGCCGTCGACAGGTCGCTCAGCGTGATGTTGCCAGCCGCCACGTCCGGCACCACGGCGGTGTGAAGCACCCAGGCGGAGGGTGCGCCACACGCGGAAATGTCGCGCACTTCCACGTCGTAGGTCTTGGCGCGGTCCAGGCCCTCAAGCCGCAGTTCGGCGACCGGCGAGCAGGTGGCGATGTCGCTCCACGCGTCGGTGCCGGTGACGCGCCAGCGCACTTCGCGACGGATGGCGGAGGAGTAGGCCATCAGGCGAGTACCTCGCGGACACCGTGGCGGTTGTAGACAGGCAGGCGATGGATGCCGGGCTTTGGCGTGCCCGATACGCCGGTCACGGCATGGATTACCCCGGCATCGTCCGGGCCGCTGTCGCTGATGCGGATGGTGACCTCCGGTGGTGGTGGCGCGCTGCACCAGGGCGTGCCGGTGATCGCGCTGACAAAGGTCGGCGGCGTGCCGGTACCGGCGGCGGGCACGTCGGGCGCTTCATCCACCGCCGTGATCCGCGCCGACAGATCCTGCTGCGGCTCGATGCGTTGCACGATCAGCCGTTGCGTGACCAGCGTGCGCTCGCCGACCACCACCAGGTCGCCCACATGCACGCCGGCGGGCAGCGCGCTGGCAAAGGCGAAGGTGGCCACGTCGCCTGCGCCGGTGGTGCTGGTGTTGACCACGGCCTGCACGCCGTCGTCGCTGCGCACTTGCACGGCGTAGAGCGTGCTGGCCTGCAGGGTGATGGCGCCGTCCAGCGTGATGCTCTTGCGGTCGCCGGCAATGCTCTTGATGCGGGCGGATCCCGCGCCCCACTCCACCACGTCGTTGGCCGCGGTCACCAGCTGCCCGCGCTGGCACACCAGGTGCTCCATGTCGGCGGTGAGGGTGTAGGTGTTCGCGCGCTGCTCGCTGGCTTTCAGGTGGTAGGCGCCCAGGCGCCACACCGCCACCGGGTCGGTGCACATGCGCAGGTCCATGACCTCGTAGCGGGTGGCCTTGGTGGTGCCGCCGGCGCCGTCGGCGCTGTAGCCGTCGGCGTAGACGATCAGCTCGTCCTGCTGGTTGTTGGCCTGCGGGTTGATGAACTGGCAGCGCAGGGCATGCGGCGGGTCGAAGAACACGCGTTGGCCGCTGAAATCCCAACTGTTGCGCGGGGTGAACATTTGCACCGGCGTGGTCTGCGCCACGTCGCGCACGCAGCCGTATTTGCCGTTGGGCATGCCGAAGGTGGCGCGGCCGCTGGCCAGCACGTCGCGCAGCAATTCCAGCTGCGTGCGACCGGATTCCTCCATGGCGTTGTAGACGTAGCCCATGGCCTCGCAGTCGGCGGCCCAGTCGACAATCTCGTCGATGGCCACGCGCGACTCCGGCACCAGGCGCGCCACCAGCTGCGGCGGTGCGGCGGTGAGCAGCCAGTGATACACCCAGGCGTTGTTGCTGGTGGCCACGCCGGTGGTCCAGGTGCCCGTGCCGGGATCGTAGGTGCGGATCAGCTGCGAGGCCAGCACGCTGACGGTGCTCACCACGGAGTTGAGCTGGTCGGTGGCGCGGATGCGCAGCGCCAGCTTGGTGGTGCCGGTGGTGCTGGGCAAAGCGCCGCTCAGGCTGCGCAGCACCGTCCAGGTCATGTCCGCATAGGTCTGGACCGTGGTGCCGTCCCAGGTGGTTCCGGCGCGCGTCACGCGCACCTCGTACTGGCCCGCCGCGGGCAGCGTCCACCGTACGCCAACGCGCACCGTCTTGCGCACGGCGCTGCTCAGGGTGAAGTTGGTGCCATTGCTGGTGATGCCGCCATAGGACATGGACAGGCCGCTTGCAGCCGCCGCATTCAGCCACGTCGATGAGCCTACCGCGCGGTATTCGATGGTCATGTTGACGTGACCAGCCACGTCGCGGCCCTTGTTGTCGACGCCGAACAGGCCGCTGGGGCACTGCAGATCCAGCGACATCTCGGTGCTGTTGCTTTGCCCGGTGCGCGATGCCGTGGCACCGGAGCCGTTGAGGTTCACGGCCACCGCCAGCTCATAGATATCGTTGGTGTACAAGGTCGGCGTCTTGGTCACCTCCCACTGCACGCCTTGATAATCCCCGATCGGCGTCTCGCCGATCTTGATGTCCGATACGGCCAGATCGCCGGGGCCCAGGTCCAGCAGCATGCGCAGGTACTGATCGTTGCCGACGATCTCGGTGTAGGGCAGCGCGGCATGCGTGGGGAAAAACCGCACTGTGCCGATCACGCAGGGGATCGGGCTGTAGACCGTAGCGCGGTTCTGCGTGCCGGTGAGCGAGTTGAGCGTGTCGAACGGGTCGCCGGCGCCGGGCAGTTTGGGCATCGGCGGTGGCACCAGCAGGTTCGTGATGGCGAAGCCATACGCGAGGATCTGCGCGGCGCCCTGGTAGTCGCCGGTGTAGTGCGCATAGACGATGGCGACGATCACCACCACGATCTTGAGCAGCTTGTTGTTGTTGCCGCCACCCATCGGCACCGCGGTCACCACCAGCTGCTGGCCCGCCTTGGGTTTCACCTTGGCCCACAGCGTGCGCGGCACCAGCTCGCCGCCCAGCTCCACGCGCAGGCTTTGCGAGGCGCCCTGCCCCAGCAGCTCGGCAATGGTCTGCCCGGCCGGCGCCTCGGCGTACACCGTGTCGGCGAGCGGGTGGGCGCGGCCGGTGACCGTGACCATGCCCCGGGTGATGCGCTCAGTCATGGCGGTAGATGCCCTCGATGCGCCGCGCCCAGCGCGGGCTGTCCAGCCGGTCGATCACCGTGCTGTCGCCCGGCGCGGCATGCAGAAAATGCACGGCATCCAGCATCAGGGCGCAGTGCCACGGGCGGCGCGCGATCGCCAGCACCAACAGGTCGCCGGCGCGAGCCTGCTCCACGCGTTGCCACCCGTCGCATAGACCCATGCGCACGGCATGGCCGATCGCAGCCCAGTCGTCACCATCGCGATAAGTGTCGTCATAGCCCGGCAGCTTCACGTGAAACACTTCGGCCAGCACCAGCCGCACGATGCCCCAGCAATCAATGCCCGCGCGCGTGCGCCCCTTGTCGAGGTACGGGATGCCCACGTAGGGCGCAGCAAAGGCGGGGATGGCTGGCATCAGAGAAAGAGCCCCGGCGAGTTCGTGGGCGTGTACGTCATCGCTGGCACCTGCTGATTCAGGATGTCATCCTCGTAGCCCAGCGTGCCGGTGATCGCCAGCACGTCGTAGGTGGCGGACTTCAACGCGAAGTCGAACGGACCGGCCTCCACCGTGTCGGGGCTGCTGGCCATGATGACCTCCATGGTCACCTGCGGCACGCCGGCCAGCAGGCGGATCTGGCGCAGCACCTCGCGGTCGACGTTGTCGATCACGATATCCACCTGCGGCAGCTGGTCGTCGCGCTGCGCCGGCAGGCTCAGTTGCATGGGGTATGGCTGATAGGTTCCAGCACTGCGCACCACGGCCTGGGTGTTGTTCACCAAGCGCAAGGTGGTGATGTCCGGGTGGGTGATGGTGAGGCACACCAGGAACACCTCGCCGGTCTCCTGCGCGAACATCGCACGCATGGCGTTGATGCTGACCTGGCTGGTGTTCATGGCATTTTCTCCAGTTGCAGCGTCACCAGCCAGCGGTTGATCGAGCCTTTCTGGAAGCTGCCCTGCGGGCGCTGGATGAAGCGGTAGGTAGCCGGGTCACCAGTGCGGAAGTCGGTCCAGTCAAACGGCAGCACGTCGGCCAGCGTGGTCTCGTAGAACGCGATCAGCGCGTCGTATTGCGTCTGCGTGAGCTTGAGCGAGCAGTTGAACGGGGTGGCCACGGCGGTGAAGCGACGGCGCACCTTGGCCACACCGGACTCGGTGTTGCTGCGGATCGCGTTGCTCACCGCCTGGTAACTGGTGGTGTTGTCTGCCAGCGGCGGCGGCAGCGTGCTCGGCCACATGGGATTCGCCATGGCTCAGCCTCCCGCCGCGGCGTAGCTGCGCGCCGGCCGGCGCGTGCCGGTGGCGGCGTGGATCGCCTGGCCCAGCCGGCCGCCGCGCGCCACGTCCTGCGCCGCCGCGTTGATGAAGATGTCGAGGTACTTGCGCCCGTCCGCGCCGTCGCGCTGCTCGGTGCGTGCGCCGTTGTCGGCGCCGTAGATGTTCACCACCACGCCGCCGGCATCGGTGCCGCCAGCCGCGCCACCGCTGCTGCCACCGATCGGGCCGCCTGCGGCGTAGCGCGGCAGGCGCTTGGCGCGCACGTCGTCCATGAACCGCTCGCCGTAGTAGTTCACGGCATCGGCGGTCTGCATGTATTCGCCGTTGCTGGCACGGATCAGCACGCTGTCGCTGGTGCCGGTGCCGGGGCCGCGGATGGGGCCGCCATCGGCGTGGCCGCCGGTGCCGGCCGTGGCGAGGTTGAAGCCACCTTCGCCGGTGACCGAGTTGTAGCCGCCGCCGAAGTAACCGTATCCGCCGCTGGCGGCGGCGCCAGCCCCTGGCGCGAACAGGTCGAGCAATGCGGTGGTAGCCTGCGCGATCAGCGCTTTCGCCACCATGTGCGCCAGCATGTTTTCAAAATCCTTTTCGAAGCTCTTGAACGTGAGCTTGCCGCCAGCAAGCCAGTCGGCCGCGGCATCCTCGGCGTCACTGTAGAGCGTGGTGATGCCGCGCTGGGCCTGGCCGGCCTTGTCTTTCGCCTGCGCGGCGTAGTCCTGCCACGCGGCGCGCGCCCCGTTGATCCAGTCACCCTGCGCATCGTCCATGCGGCGGAAACCGTCGCGGATGATTTCCACCTTGCGGTCGGTAGCATCCTGCAACGCCTTCACATCGGCATCGTAGGCTTCCTGCGACAGGCCGCCCTGCTGCCCAGCCGCGCCAGCTTGCCGCTGCAGCGCCAGCTTCTGCAGCTGCTCGGCCTCGTCGCGATAGGCCTTGGTGATCTGCTGGGTGCGCTGGTATTCCTGCGCGCCCATGCCGATGCGGGCAACCTGGTTGTCGACCGAGTCCTGCAGCGCCGCGTTGGTGCGGTCCAGCGCATCGGCGTATTCCTTCTGTCCGGCCAGCTCGCGCTTGCGGTTGTCGTCCAGCGTGCGCTGCAGCGCCTGCTGGCCGCGGTTGAACAGCTCGGCGGCCTTGGTGGCGTCGCCGCCTTTCTGCAGATAGGTCTCCATCTGCGCCGCCAGCTGGGCGATGCCCTGCTGGTACTGCGTCAGCGCGCTGGTGTCGGCCTGGATGCTCTTGCGGTCCAGTGCGTCGACTTGGCTGCTGAACGTGTTGTAGGCGGCGGGCTCCTTGCTCTTGGGGCCTTGCGGGCCGGCCAGCTTTTTCAGCGACGCCTGGTAGGTGTTGTTGGCCGCCTTCACCTGGTTGTCGAACTGCGCCTCGATCAGCGCGCGCTGCTGCGGGTCGACGACACCATAGAGCGCGGAAGCGCGATCCATGCGCAGCTTGTCCAGCGTGTTCTTCAGCACCACGTCGGCCGGGGTGCCCGCGGACAGGCGCCGTTGCGCCGCGATGGCCTCGGCGTTCAGAGCCGCGTCGTTCGACGTTTGCTGCGACGCGAACTGGTCGGTGATGCCCTGCAGCTGCAGCGCCGCCAGCTGCTTGCGCAGCGCCGCCAGCTGCTCACCACCCTGCGCCTGCACCAGGTTGCCGGCGCGGTCGAGGTGCGGGGTGGTGAGCTTGTCGATCGCGGCCTGCACCTCCTTGATCTGATCGGTGATGCTCTGGGTGCGGCCCAGGCCCTTCATGGAGTCCCACGCGCCGTTCCACGCCTCGGCCACGGCATGGCCGGCGCGGATCATCCAGCCGGCGTTGTCCTGCACGTCCTGCGCGCGCTCCTTCATCGCCGCCGCGTCGAGCTGGTTGGCGATGCGCGCCGCCTCGCGCGTGTGGCCCTCGGCTTCCAGCGCGGCGATCTGCGCGTATTGCGCGGCGGTGAGGAAGTGATATTGCTCGTTGAGCTTGGCGATCGCCTCGGACGGCTTGTCGCCGATCTCGATAATTTTGGCCACCGACTTGTCGATGCTCTCGCCAGTGACGGTGGACATGTCCACCGCCTGCTGCGCGAGCACATCCAGGCTGGTGCCGAAGCTCTTGCCCGACCCCACCAACTGCTCGATGGCCTTGCGCGCGTCGCTGTACTTGCCGGTGGCCGCGCCCACCGCCTCGGCCATGTCGTTGACCTGCCCGACGGTGGCGCCAGCGGCGCCGCCGGTGGCGATCAGCGATACGCGCAGCTGCTCCGTTTCAAAGTAGCCCTTGGCGGCGGCCACGGCAAAGCTGCCCAGCACCGCCACCGCACCACCGATGAGCAGGCCGGCCGCGCTGAACGCAAGGCCCATCACGCCGGTGTTGGCGCCCAACGTGAGGATGCTCTGACTCAGCCGGCCAAACTGCCCGGTGGCCAGATCCTTGGTGATGTAGCCCAGCTCGCGCCGCGCGTTGGCGTTGTTGACGCTGAACCCGTGCATGGCGTTGCCGGCGGCGGCGATGCGCTCGCGGCTCTGGTCGATCGCCGCGCTGAACATCTTGTAGTCGTCGGCGCCGAGCACGCCCTTGGCGCGGAATGCGTCCAGTTTGGCCTGCTGCGCATCAAGCTTTTCCAGCGCGGCGATGGTGGGGTCGATCTGGCCCAGCAGGCGGCCCAGCTCGGCGCGCTGTTTCTCCAGCCCGGCGGTGTTGGCGGCGGCGGCCGCCGCCTGCTGTTCGGCGCGCACCAGGTCGGTGGC